CATTGGTATAATAAATTATGCCTTGGGGCGGCTATAGTGTATATATAAGTATAGATAGTTATAATTGATAATAATATGTCAATAGTACCCTAAGGACACTTAAGTTTTCTACGTTTGGCTCACTCAAGTTAATACTGGGTGGGCCTATTTTTTTGCATTAGTGAAATTTTAGTGAGATAATTTTTTGTCACATTGTACATATATACGGAACACGCAAACCCCTTGGTGCTACCTCTTGTGATCACAAAAGTTTACCCCTAGGCCTGCAATGTGATCACAAATGGAAAGACTTTAGTGAACTTTAGTGATTTAGTGTAGGAAATGTGATCACAAACCCCTCACCAAAGCTAAACCACTGTTTTCTATGACAATGTTATGTTATAACACTAAGGTTTTACTTAGGTCAATAGTGCTTACCTTTGTTATAACTTTGGTGACACAGTATATATACAAATAAAAAGTTAGAACGAATCAGGAACATGTCACTAGATACTAGAACAAATACTGAACTACTAATTTGTTTTACTTTAAAAACAATAACTTATAAATTAATTGAAAATACCTATTGCTTTAATTTTTCTGATATGTCACCTTGATTACATCGAAAGCGACAAGGAACAAAACGCAAGCGATGTAATCCTTCAAAGTGTTCCAGCGTCCTTAAGACAGCTACGGTGAAATGCCCTAGTAAATAACACTAAAGACTAAACTAAAAATAAAACTTGACTAAGAAAACAAAAACTGAATTAATAAAAACAAGCCCTAGTGAATGGATGTTCACAAGCTGACCAAATGAACTAGACTAAGGAACTAGTAAAGCTGTCTGATGGAAGTGACGCAGGTAAACGTGCTATAGAGCCGAAACTATATAGCATACAGCAACAGAAGTGTGTAAGCCCACTTTATAGAACGGTGACTTGAATCAACCCGTCATAGGATAAAGAGTGTCTTTTTCTTGGACACAACAGCGATTAATTTAGGCCAACCTAAACTTATGCTTGACATATGGGTTGCTGTTGTGTCTATCTAAAAAGATAAGGAGTTATAATATGATGAGTTACAGAATAAATATATCTAGGCGAAAGCTTAGGACTAGGTGGGTAGTAGGTATGGAACAGTATACCTATGAACATTACTTCAGGATACTAACACCACTAAGCCCTAAAGATAAATACAATGATAGAAACAATCTAACAGACTTGACAAAAGAATTAAGGTCTGTCTATTCTGAACCAGACTTTAAAATAGATGTATATAAAGAAACAAGAGTACCAGATGAAAAGGTAGAGATATGACACAACACGTAAGAAACATACTCAAGATATACCGTAGAGCTACGACACACGACATAATCAACGGTGTAGAGTGGTACGATAGAGCTAAGAGATATGCATACGCTATCGCTAGTCGTACAGATACAAACGTAAACACTGTGATAGGTGTGATGGCAGCACTGTCACCCAACAACAAGTGGGAACGTAACGTGCACGATTGTGAGCGTATGTGTAAGGCTTGGGTCAGTGGTTTTGACCTATCTGACTTCAAGGTCTCATGCTACAACACTATGAAGCTTAAGGCTTGGTCTATACTTGAGGATGATCTAACCAATGATGATGAGATACTGACTAGGCTAAATGGTCAAAAGATTAGATCATTCTACTCTAACATACGTGGACTAGATGAGGTGACTATTGATGGTCATGCTCTAAACATTGCGCTAGGTATCAGGCAAGGACTGACTACAGACAAGACTAATATGTCAAAGAAAGTCTATAGACAGATGCAAGAGGTCTATGTCAGGGCTGCAAAACGTGTGAACATCAAGCCTCATGTACTACAGGCTATCACTTGGACTACATGGAAAAGAGAGAACAATATATAAAGGTTGACAAACAATGCCATATATGAAAGAACTACCTCATGGCAAATGGGTAGTCTATGATGATCAAGGTAAACTAGTCATCATGTCAAGAGACAAAAGAATTTGCCTTAACCAAATACAAAACTTAACAACAAAGGAACAAACAAATGATTGATTATTCTACACACACTGAGCACTATAGCAGAGCAGACAACTTTACTTACAACTACAAGGTGATTGATGATGCAATCTCTGAGTGTTACAACAAGGGCTTCACAATACAACAGATTGCTGATGCTTTACGTGAGCCATTCAGCAGGGTTGCTTATCGTATATCACTACTACAATCAAAAGGTATGGTTGACTACAAACTAAATACTACACGTGCTCACTTGACACGAACTTACTTCAAGCTTAGAAAAGATTTACAGGAAGTAGAAACTAAACTTAAAGGATAAGTATGAAAGATAAACAAACTGAGGGGGTAGCTAAGGTTATCCCCATTGACCAGTACTACTATGATCTATCAAGGATCATTGATGATGCTGAATGGATGGGTGAGGATGAGACAGTAGCCTTGTACTTGCCTGAGAAGGAACAAATAAAACAACAGATGGATGATGGAGAGCTTTGGTATCCTAACTTCTAGTACTAATAGTACCCTGTCTAACGACAGCCCTAGTATACCAACATTTTCTGGTTTGTCAAGGAGAAAATTAATGACTAAAGGATTTGATGCAAAGAACCAAGTGATAGTCAGAGACTTATCAAAGAAACTAAACTTAGAAGTAGGTATGAGCACAAGCATAGTTGTTGAACAAGCTATGACTTACTTAAAGGAAGCTATGCAAAAAAGAAATGTTGATAGCATCAAGGCTGCAGAACTTCTTAGATGGTGGCTTAGTGACTTTCAGGATGAGGAGTTAGAATACTTTGATCTTCGAGTAGACTTAGCAAAAAAAGTTATGCACGAGATAGATTAATGCAACCAAAAGAACTACACGCTCATGCTAGGATAAGGTATGAACCTACACTAGTGCAAAAACAATTGGAGTGTAGACTATTCGGTAAGACATTCCGTAGTGTAGCTGAAGCTGCTAGATACTATGGGCTTTACCCTTCTACTGCATACCAATACCACCACGAAAAATTACACAGAGAAACATTCCCTAACAGAAAGAGATGGAACAAATGGAAATAATAATTGATTGCGGAGACAAAGAACTAGCAAAGGCTATAGCTGATAAACTATCTGAGGATACAGGCGTAGCTAGAGATAAATTTAAGGAGATTACAGATGATGTGGATACTAGTGTGGATGCAACTAGTGACTAGCCAAGGTGTAGAACACTACCAGCTAGGCACGTTCACCAAAGAAACAGACTGTCAGGTAGCACTGAAGAAAGCTGTCATACTTGTCAGCACCAGTTCAGAGATGCTTGCCTGTTTAGAAGTGGATACGAGACAATGATGCCTGATGAAATGGAAGCTGAGAAGAACAGAAAGATGATACTTGCTCAGGCTGATGAGATAGATATACTCAAGAAGAATGTGCGTGACTTACAAGGACAACTGAATGACGCACACATTAGAATAGCTTACTTAAAAGAGCGATGTAACTTTTCTGATGTTGAAAGTCATTACCTAGATAACAGTATTATAGTTAAAAGAGAGGAAGTATAATGCACATCAATGAAACAACTAAGCAGATGATAAGAGAGATTGTTGTGGAGTTGTTTGTAGAAGTATTAGTAGCTAATCCTAACGAAGATAAACAAGTGATACAACTTACTGATACTTTAGATGACATAATAAAGAATAAGGTTGACAATTATAAAGTAGAAGTGTATGGAGTAAGCCTGAAGGAGTACTAATATGACTTGGACTAGCCATCAACCATGCCCTGCTGCTGATTGTGATAGCAGTGATGCGTTCTCATACAACTCAGAAACTATGGCAGGTAAGTGTCATTCTTGCAACAGGTCTTACCCAAAACAAATGAAAGACCTTGACAATTGGGCAGAAGAAGAGTATCCAACTTACAAACACAACAAGGAATCTTGGGATATGCAACAAGAACAACAGTCAAATGTTACAGAGTTTGTCAAGCCTGTACACATGGGCTATCGAGGTATCACCAAAGAAACTATGGAGTTCTACGACTGTAAGACTTTCATAGATGGCAAGGGTGAACCAGTAAAACAAGAGTACATCTACCCTTCGGGTGGTGTAAAGATAAGACAACTACCAAAGACATTCAGTGCTAGGAACCTAAAGACTGATGAGTTGTTCGGCATGAACCTATGGAACAGTGGTACAAGTAAGATCATTACTATCACTGAGGGTGAGCTAGATGCTATGTCAGCCTATCAAATGATATACAATCCTAAGTTCGACAACCCTGTTGTGTCATTGCCATCGTCAACACCATCGCACAAGCTTTGGGAAAAGATAAACAAGTTCCTAAGTTCCTTCGATAAGATAATACTGTCTATCGAACACGATGACCAAGGCAATGCAGTAGCTGCAAAGATTGCAAGCCTGTACCCTAACAAGGTCTATCGCATGGAGCTTGACAAGTACAAGGATGCCAATGAGTTCTTACAAGAGGGTGAGGCTAAGACATTCAAGTCAGCATGGTTCAATGCTAGGAAGTATACACCTGCTAACATACTGAATACACCTGATCAATTCCTTGGCCTGTACAACAAGTCAGAGAACCACATCTACGTAGAGACAGGTGTACAGGAGTTCGATGAGATGTGTCTAGGCTTGATGCAAGGACACTTCACCCTGTTCAAAGCACAGACAGGCATAGGTAAGACAGAGTTCATGCGTTACCTTGAGTACAGAATACTCAGTCAATACCCTGACATCAAGATAGCTACGTGGCACATGGAAGAGACTAAGCTACGGTCTATCCTTGGCTTGGTATCCTATGAAGTAGGTGACAACCTTACACGCAAGGACTTGATCGAGGACAAGGATGCTGACAGTTTGGTACAAGAAGCAATCACCAAGCTAACCAAGGATGAGAGACTATACCAGTTCTTTCTCAATGATGAGGATGACCCACTGGACTTGCTCACACAGATCAGGTACTTGTCTCAAGCATGTGATGTTAATTACATATTCTTTGAGCCTATACAGGACATCTCAGCCAACTCAGGTAGTGAGGATGGCAAGGAGCAGTTCCTAGCTGACCTGTCAGTCAGGTTATCTAAGCTTGCAGCAGAGCTAGGTGTAGGTATAGTTACCATTGGACACACTAACGATGACGGTCAAGTAAAGTACTGTCGTATGATTGAGCAACGTGCCTCAGTTGTAGTTGATCTACAGCGTGACAAGATGTCAGAGGACAAGGAAGAAAGGAACACAACTAGACTACTAGTGACAAAGAATAGGCCAGTAGGCCCGACAGGATACGCAGGACAAGTAGAGTTCGATCCTGATTCGTTTACATTAAAGGAGAAGTATGCAGTACATTGATCCATACGCTGCGTTTGCAGCAGTAATATATTTCTTTGGCGTGTTCTTGTATTACGTACACGTAAGAACTATATTCTATTTTTTAGAAAAGCCAGATGAGATGAGCTTTCCAAAGGTTATCTTCAGTAGTTTACTGTGGATATTCAACGTAGTAGCTCTAATGTGGGTAGAGTTTACAGGAGAAGATGATGACAGATAAGATCGTTGCGA